TAAGCCCGACAACCGCTGGCACATTTACCACCACCAAGCCTTATGCGCCCAATCATATCGTATACGTTGCCGTAGTTGAACACGCTCACCCAACGCAGGGCAAACTGTTCGTCAAAGTGCAAAACGGTTACGAAATGGATGAATTGCACGATGTATCGGCGCAAAATCCAGCTAACAACGATGGCCTGTTTTACAATACAACGTCTGGCCTGTGGGAAAAGAAGTCCATTGCGACTGCGCTTGGTTATACACCAGCAAACAAGGCTGGTGATACGTTTACTGGCGTTGTATCCATTTATAACAGCAATGACGCACAGTTATATTTAAACGGCAATGGCACTTCATGGGCTGGTATTTCTTGGGCAGATGTCAGTGGCACTGACTATATGTGGTATAATGGCTCAACATCCACGTTTGCCATTGGTGGTGGCGGGTCGTTTGTAGCAAACAAAAAGCTTCATGTTCATGGTGGCATGACGATAGGAAGTGGCATCGCGGCGTCTGCCAGCGGAACAAATTCGTTGTTGGTTGAAGCGTCCATAACAGCCAACCAGATTTACGGGCAAATATTCTACGATAGCCAAAACGGTGCTTATTACGTTGACCCTGCAAGTTCATCAAACTTATATTCTGCCACTGTAAATAGCGTTTTAGTTCTTCCTGCTGCCGCTGGCACAAACAGCTTTTTCGTCGGGACGGGAGATGGGGCCAGCTTATCAACGTATAACTTTGGTTTGAGTGGATGGAATGGAATGGCGTTTTATAACCCTACCACTGGGGGCGCTTTTCCAAATGCAACAACAGGATTTTTAGCATTTCGTGATGGGTATATTGAAATGCGCGGTTCGCTTCGCGCACCCATTTTTTACGACAGCAACAATACTGCGTATTACACAGACCCAGCCAGCACATCGGTTCTAAACAACCTTTCTGTTAATGGCGGCACGGTATTTCGCAGCGATTGGACAACGCGCTTTCAGTCGCCAAGCGATTTTACTGACGGCACTTTGGTAACCACTGACATTCCAGCAACAGCGTGGGCTGGCGATAGCTTTGTCATTGAAATTACAGGCAAAAGTTACGACCAAAACAATCCGCCATTTAAAGTCATAGCCCAAGGCTATCTGTATAATGACACCATCATCAACTACAGCGGCATATCGTATGCAGGAAACTTTGCGTCCTACATAAAGGTATTCCAAGATGGCGGCGTTCTAAAATTCTGGTGGCCGCGCATAAGCTATTGGAACTCATTTAACGTCAATGTCATGTCGATGGACGGACAGACCAACGGCACAATCACGCGCAATCGCGTTACGGCTATCGGTAACAGCACGGAACCCACGGGAACCAAAAAGCAGCAAATTAACCTTATCAAATTTTTAAGGTCTACAGAAACTGCCGCAAAAGCAACCGACTTGAACCAAGCAAGGTATGTAAATAACGACTTCAATACGCTTGGAACTTCACCCCAAGTATTTAGGGCGTATTCCAACTATATCCCATCTGGCGGCTCATACAACCAGCCGCCAAACGGTGCGGGTGACTATAAGGTTCTTCAGTGGGGCGATGTAGAAGGCGGTTCGTCAGGAAACTGGGGCGGTCAAATTGTTCAAAACTTCTACGATGACCGTATGTGGTTTCGCAGAAGTTATGGCACAACATGGCAAGCGTGGCGCGAATTTATCCATGACGGCAACTACACCAGTTATGCAATGCCGTCTGGCGCATCGGCAACCAACAGCGTCGATGTTCGTGCGCCCATCTTTTACGACAGCAACAACACTGCATATTACTTTGATGGCACTGGCGGAACGCGACAAAGCAAGTTTCTTACAATCAATGGAAACACTGGCGGCAATAACGGCAACGAACTTGTTGTCGGAAATAATGCTGTAACCTATTCGCTGACAGACACCAACTTGCGCCCAGTTATTCAGGCGCATGGTGCATACCCCGTTCTTTCATTGAACCACACAATCACAGCAAACACGCTTCATGGGCCAACAGTGCAATTTACTGCCAACGGCACAGGCAAGCAATTTGTCATTGGGATGAGCGGGAACGGAAGCCAATTAGATATTGGTAATTCGGCGGCAACTGATTGGAACCCGCACAACGGCATCGGCGGTTACAACGGCATAACAGGCTGGCGAATGGACGGCGCTGGGAACGTTTATAACCTCATATCGTCGCGCTCACCCATTTATTACGACAACGATAACACTGGTTTTTATATCGACCCCGCTGGCACATCAACCATTGGAAACCTTCGCACTGGCAATGTTATCAACATGGGTGGTTGGAATGAAAGCATTGCAACAAGTGCATTTAGGGGCATCGAATTTCACAACGAAGGTGGCCGTGATTATTACATCGGCAAACCCGCTGGCGCTTGGACGCAGCCTTTAGCCATAACCTTCTACACAGGCATCCACTATCGTGCCAGCCAAGACTATGGCGGCAGTAAGTTCTACAACGCCAATAACGGCTCAATGCTTTTTAGCATTGGTGATGGCGATGGCAGCGTTCGGGTCACCAATGACATACGTTCACCCATTTTTTACGACAGTAATAACACTGGGTTTTATGTTGACCCTGCTGGCTTTTCGCAAATGTCATCAGCAAACGGTATGTGGATGTGCGGCACAACCAACCCCGCCGACACCGTTAATGGTTCAACTTGGTATGGAACAGGTCGAAACAACTTAGACCAAGTGCAGCTTGCTGGTTATTACGGCATAAGGTTTCGCACAGCCGGTGTCATTATGGACTTGGCCGGTGACTACGCCCAGATAAACGGTTCGTATCGTGCGCCCATCTTTTACGACAGCAATAACACTGCATATTATTGGGATTTTGCTGATAACGCTGTTTCTCACATTTCCACGACAATTGTCGGGATGGCTCGTTACAGAACCAATTTTGGTAGCAGTGCTTATAGCGGCGGTCAAAGTAGCCCAATATTGCAAGTATTTTCTGATGATGGCGGCACAGCGATGTTCTCGTTCCATCGCGGCAATCATTACGCCGTCAACATGGGATTAGACCCAGACAACGTGTTACGCATTGGTGGTTGGTCTGCTTCAGCTAACCGTTTCCAAATGGATATGAGCGGCAACCTTACTATGGCTGGCAACGTCACAGCTTATTCAGATGGCCGCTTAAAAGATAATGTTGCCACTGTATCTGATGCCCTTGAACTTGTCGAAAAAATGCGCGGTGTAACATACACACGCAAGGACACGGGCGAAGCTGGTGTTGGCGTTATAGCGCAAGAAATGCTGGAAGTGCTGCCAGAGGTAGTTCAACAAGGTATTGGTGACGATGACACACTTTCCGTTGCATACGGCAATCTTGTCGGCGTGTTAATTGAGGCTATAAAAGAACTTTCACTTAAAGTAAAAACGCTTGAAGAAAAGGACAATTCAAAATGACATTGACATACGCATGGGCAATCACATCCCTGAAGAAAACCACCGACGGCAGCATTAGCAATGTCGTGGTTCAAACAAATTGGACTTGCACTGGCACTGACGCAGATGGCGACAGCGGCACGTTTAACGGCGCGACCCCATTCCCGTTGAGCGACGTAGACCCTGACAATTTCATTCCTTATGAAGAACTGACTGAAGTTGACGTTCTTTCATGGATACAAGCCGTGGTTGTTGGTTCGTATAAGGAACACATTGACGCGCAAATCATGAAGCAGATTGCGCTTATCAAAGACCCTGTTGTTGAAGTTCCAAGCGGTGAACTGCCTTGGTCGCCACCAGTTGAAGAAGGCGCAACGCCTCAAACTACAGTTGAAGAAGGCGCTGCACCCGCAGCACCAGTTGAAGAAGGAGCAAGTGAATGAACCCCGAATTAGACAAATATGACGAAGCGCAGCAACACGCGCAGCAAGCAATGCAACAACCACAGTTGCAAATCGCAGTTTCTGTAAATGAGATTAACCTCATTTTTCAGGCGCTGGCTGAATTGCCGCATCGCGTATCTGACCCGCTTATTCGCAACCTAATGCAACAAGCACAGGCGCAAGTCGAAAAACCTAATTGATGAACGTATCGGATAAGCTCCTTGACCTGACCATCATACGGCAACTGCTATTAGAGCGGGTTATTGCTGGACAAAGTGCTGCGCTAAACAGGCAGCTTGATGAAATTGCCGCTGCACTGCAAAAGCAATTAAAGGGCAAGGAGCTTACCGATTACCAAGGCAAGCGGCTGGATAAAGCCATTGCTGAACTGAAGAACATCGTAACGGTCAATGAACCTGATTTAAGCGACCTTACAGAAGCAGAAGCATCGTTCTTTAGGGATGCTATGGTCAACGTCGGTATTGACGCTGTGCTGCCCCCTGTGACCGTATTGGAAAGCGTTGCACAAAGCAGCCTGATACAAGGCGCGACAATCGGCAACTGGTTTTCCCGTTTGACCGAAAGCGCACGTTTCGACGTTGAGCGCGTCGTTAAAAACGGCGTCTTGCTTGGGCAGACGAACGCACAGATTGCCAAAGAACTTATCGGCATTGGTGACAAGGGCGGTCAGCCGATTGCTAAGGCGCGGCGCGATGCAATGGCGATTACCCGCACAGCCGTTCAGACTGTAGCGAAAGATGCAAGGCTGGCATCACTGGAAGCCAACGCTGACATTATTAAGGCAGTGCAATGGGTTTCGACCTTGGACAGCCGCACAAGTTCCATTTGCATGGCACGTTCAGGCAAGACATGGAGTTACCCTGACTTTAAGCCCATCGGTCACAAAATCCCGTGGAATGGTGGCCCACCCGCGCACTGGAATTGCCGAAGCAGCTTTATCCCGATTACGAAATCATTTGAAGAACTGACGGGCGGCAAAATTAAGGACAGGGTTGAACCATCGACCCGCGCCAGCATGGATGGCGCTGTTGCTGCCGACCTGACATTTGACCAATTCCTAAAGAGCAAACCCCCCGAATTTGCAGACAAGATGCTTGGCAAAGGCCGTGCAGAACTTTGGCGCAGCGGAAAGATTACGTTAAACCAACTGTTAGACCAGCGTGGAAACCCGCTGACTTTAGCACAGTTGAAGCGACTATAGTAATGTAGTGTTTACCGTGATAAGAGAAAAGTTACGCCAAGGCTGTGCTGCGGCATAAACCGCCCCCGTGGGGCAACCAAGTCCAGAGGACAAATCTATGAGTGAAGAACGGATTGCAGAGTTAGAAGAAGCGATGGAGGCAATGAATGCCAAAAACGCTGAACTTTTAAGGGAAGTCAAAATTGCCAGAGCGAAAGCAAAGGGCGTTGAGATAGACCCAAACGATTTTATGGCGCTTCAAACTGAAAATGAAACGCTTAAGTCGCAACTCGAAAAGGTTGCAAAGGATAACGCGAAGACGATTGAACAGTTGCAAGCAAACCTGACCGAAAAGGATGGTGCGCTTCAGTCTTATCTAATCGACAACGGGTTAAACGATGCAATGCTAAAGGCTGGTATCAAACCTGAATTTATGGCGGCAGCAAAGGCCATGCTGAAGTCACAAACCAAGTTGATGGCTGATAACGGTCAATATTCTGCACTTATGGGTGACAAACCGCTGATTGAAGCGATTGCTGAATGGGCTGCTGGCGATGAAGGTAAACACTTCGTTTCCGCACCCGCGAACTCTGGTGGTGGAGCCACTGGCGGGACGGGCAATGGTGTTCCTATCGCACCGAAGGGCAACCTTGGTGGCGATAAGACGCAGCGGACAAATGCAATTAAACAAATGTTCCCTGACCTACCATAAGGATTTTGAATTATGTCTCTTTCGCAAATGAAGGTATTTAACGAATACGTTATGCCAGCAACCATCGAAACTCTCGCCCAGATGGTCGAGAAGTTCAACGCAGCATCGGGTGGCGCAATCCGTTTGACCACGACTGGCTTCGATGGCGACTTCTATCAGGAAAGCTTCTTCGCTGCCGTGCATAGCGCACAGCGTCGCGTTGACCGTTATGCTTCGCAAGCATCGGCTACCGCAACTGACCTGACGCAACTTCAGCTTAATGGCGTAA